CCAAACAGCGTATGCAGCAAATAACGTTCTTCGTCCTTGGTATGGTCAAATTTCTCGACGGGTTTATCATCCCCGCGTTCTTGTGCTTTGGAATCCCAAACATACGCGCCATAATCCGCAATTGTCTGTTTGCAGCGGGATAGAATTTTATACCGTCCCGTGGATAACATGCGCCCCTGTGTCCGGATACCGTCAAGGACACTGTTGTTCGCGTTCATCACGTTCCTAAACCTGTCTCTCTTCAATTGGAGTTGGAATGATTCGGCGCTCGGGTCGACAATAATCGCCCGTGGAACGACGTTTCCGAGAAACGCACCCATTGCGGCGGAGAAATCGGAATCGGTCTTCTGTCTACCTCTAACTGACGGGTCCCAGTAATATTCTTTGACCTTATACACGGTCCCCGATACTCCGAGCCCGTATAGCCCAAATGCGGTTGGATTGGTCGTTCCATAATCAGCCGCAACATAATAGTGGCGGATACGTTCAGGAACGCGGTCGATCACATGAATCTGCTCGTCAAACATGTCGTAGATGATTCCGTCGGCAAGGACCCATTTCCCGTCAATGTATCGGTCATACCAGACTCCGGTATATTCTTTCTTCAAGGCTTCGACGAAATCTTTCGATAAGAACGGGTTATCGTCCAATTTGAACTCGAAATGCCGGATACCGTAATCGTCGGCTTTATCCAGGAACCCGGATTTGAGCCAATGATACGGGCCTTCCGGGTTGCACGACCCGTCAAACATCGCTCCCGGTTCGGATAGCCGGGATTTGAGCATGTCGAAAAATGATTCGGGCCATGTGGTAACCTCATCACCATACGCGTAAACTAAGCCCATCCCCTGGATTTTCGTGACCGCTCGTTCGTCGTTTGCCCCGACAATGTAACAATGACGACCAAACAGTTTGATTTCTCCATCACCAAACGGGAAAGATACCCGTCGCCTGCCGTAAATTTCTCGAAGTGGGTTCAATACGTTCCGCTTCAAGGTCCGTTCGGTTTTTCCGATAAGCAAACAGTTTCCCGGCGGAAGGGTCGTCATCCGGATGGGGAGCAGGAGGAACCCGCCAACGGTTTTCCCGCTCCGAACGGCTCCACTACTGATATTCCACCGGGAATCCGAGTATTCGAGAACGTCTAACTGTTTATCGGATACATCACGGATAAGCATGGCAGTTACTCATCTTCTGGTTCTTCTTCGGTCTTACGATTTTTGCGGCGTTGGGAGATTCTGGATTTCAATGCCAATATGAGTTCGTCCAGGGTTTCGTCAGTCCCGTCATCTACAATCTCGTTCAACCGGAAGAGTTCAATCCGAGTCTTTTCGACGGAAAGGGCTGTTTTAAGATCGTGTTCGGCCATGGCGAGCCGGTATAAATTGTCAAGACGCGCACGAGCCCGCCCCAATTCCTCTTCCCGGTGGATGGCGGCTAAATCTTCCATCTTTTTCTTCAATGCGGCAATATCGTTCGATACGGTCCTATCTCCGACATTCCAGAGTTCATTGCCCGTTTTCTGATATTGAACTGCATAATATTGTATAAGGTCGGAGCGACCGTATCCATTGATTAGGAGTTTAAAGGCCGCTCCTCTTCGTATTTCGACCTGAGAACGCGTTGATTTTCGAAACGGTTCTCCGGTCTTTTTCGGAATTGCCATAATATCATCTTTAATCCTGTTTATTTGAAGAATATTTAAAGATTCTCTGGAATACGCGCCCCAATCAGGAATCCGATTTCTTTACCAGCCGCATCCCATATTCGTTGGGTTTATCCGGGATAACAATCCCCGGTTTCTTCCGCAGACGATTCTTTTTGAACCGGGAATAATCCACGAAATGATGAATCCTGCCGAATCGCCAGACCATTTTGGTTACATCCGGATGGAGTTGTTCAATCAGTTTGGATTTGGCATAGGTCCCTTCTTTCATGTAAATCTGGTCAGTCAACCCGCCTTTCACGGTTTGGGTCGCCATCTTGTGACCTACGAACGCATTGAAGAGAATCGTGCACCACCCGTCTTTCAAGACTCGCAACGATAAATCTGTATCTTCGTTGTAACGACCGCGCCAACGATATGGAATATCATTTTTAACGAGTGTCATTGAGTAAATCCGGGTATTGAGGACGAACGGCGGGCGATAATATTTCCGATGGACGAATGTTTCATAATTGGGTCCGGCCAATGCCACGTTCACATACCGGTCTACGAAGTCCTCCATCACTTTGAACACTGTAGGGTCAGCGATTCGGACTTTCAAGTTGTTATTGACGCGGTAGAGTGCCGAGACGTTATCGTCAAACAACCAATGCCGTTCAAATCCCCGTTCTACGGCATCGTCCCAAGCAAGGTTACGTGCAGGTCCAGCCCCTTGCCGGGTTCCGGGTTCTCTCGGGACGCACGCTTCAAACTCGTCATGATATCTCTGTGGCAAGACAATGACTTCACCGCCTTTACAGACCCGTTTGTATTTTTCCTCTTCTTCCGGCTCGACAACAACGGTATACGGCAACCCTATCCGTTCAAATTCCCGAATCGTGAGCCGCCGGTTATCCTGCCACCGGTCAAAACTTACAACATACATCGGGTATTTTGGCATCACGGGAACCACCGGAAGAACGTATCCGCCGCATAGTGCTCGATTTGTTCGTTGTAATTGCCAAATGCACACCGTGGACAGTTCCCCAAATCTACGGCGTCTATCAGGCTGTGGTGGGCAGGGGAATTCCAATACTCCGTGATATCAAGATGTTTGCACATCCGGCCTTCCTCCCGACTCCGGTAATCGATGCACAGGTAACAATACCCATCCGCGCAGAATACCGTGAATAGGGGTGAAGCCTGGCATTTCTCGAACTTATGAGTTTTCTGGAACATGGTCGGGGAGACCCGGCTGAAATTGGAATATACACCGAACGTATCAGTTTCCAGTGTTCTGCATTGCTCTAACTGATTGAACACGGCTTCGGTATCGAAATCAATAACCCGGCACTCTCCCAGGATATTCTCTGATGCTACGGGCCGGACGAAGAAGTTCTTGAACCCGATATCTTTCGCCAGTTCACAAGCCGTATAGAGTTCGTATTGGTTCTTATCGGACAGGAGCACCTTGTAGGTCAAATCTAACCCCGTGTTCCGTGCCCGGTCTGCGAGGTGCCTGCACCCATCGATTACTTTCGGGAATAGGTCGCATTTCTTGATGCTCTGCCAGGTTTTGGCTGTCCCCGCATCAACGCTGACACTACAAATTTGGGTATTCCGGACAATGGCATCAATCATCCGTGAGTCCAGCATAGTGGCATTTGTAACGACAATTATCCCGAGCCCGGCATCATGGGTATACTCCAAGATTTCAGGGAACTGCGGATGGAGTGTCGGTTCCCCGCCACCTGCGTAACATACCGTCTTCACGCCCCAATCTTCGCACATATCGATTATCTGTTTCACGTGCTCCAAGGGCAGTGTCTGGTTATCCCGGTAATCCCTGGCGTTGCACCATTCGCAGTTCAAATTGCAACGGTTGGTTACGTCTATACCCACCCCAATCGGGGGTTTGAAATCCTCGTCAAGTATCGCGTCGAACCAATCGGAATAGAGCAGCCCTTTCATCTGGCTGAACGATGAATACAGTTTATTCGGTTTCATCGTAATCAACGTCCATATCGGTCACGTATTCGTAATCGCGCTGTCTCACATCCTCCTGCTTCGGAAACCAGATAAACTTCGTCTTCTCCGTAATCTTCTGTTCTACCAACTCGGAAAACTTGTTCACGGCGTCATCATTCGGGAAATGCACAATCAGTTTGAAATGTTCGATTTCTTCTTGATTGAATTCCGGCATCCCAACCCATTCATCCTCTGGTTCGAACTTGAATAACCCGTATTCTCCTTCGATATCTTCGATAAGCGCCCTGATACCGTCATCCTCCCTATCGGCGGCATCGGCCAGGGTTTTCAATGCGTCGGCATCTGCCTGGATAAGCGCCCCAATCGGGTCGTAGGTCAGTAAGACCAGGTCCTCTTCCTCTTCAGACAGGTCTACGTATTTCACCGGGATTTCGGTCTGGTTCCGCTTGCAAGCCAGTTCAACCCGCAAATGTCCATCAACCAGGTTCCCGGTCCGCTTATTGACAATGATTTCCTGCACCCAGCCGATTTTATCCAGAATGGCTTCCATAGATTTCGTCTGAAGCCGGGTATGCACGCGCCAATTCTTCGGATTCTTGTTCAATTCCGTCGGATTTTCAATTCCCGACCCGATAATGCGGTTTTCCCATGTCATATGTATTGCTCCTGTATTCCCCTGTTATTCCCGGATATCACGCCGTGTGACGGTCGCACCAGTAATCAAGTATCTTTCTGACGGCTTCAGATTTATTCTTCGCCTTTCCATCCTGGATAAGTTTATCCACGGCCTCATAGTGTTTCATTTCGACACTAGCCGAGAGAACAACGCACGCACCATTCGACATACTCATATATTATGATTCTAAAT